GTCTAGTCCTCCTAATCTATTCTTAGGAGCGAAAGGAAATACATCATCAGCAGTTCCAGGTACGTTAATTAAATTTGCAATACGATCATCAGCGGTTCCAGGAGGTTCAAAAGGAAATACATCATCAGCAGTTCCAGATGTACCAATTAAATATCCTGCATTAGATGTTTCAGGTACTCCTAAAAGATATCCCATATCCTGAGTTGCAGGCAAGCCAATTAAATTAGCATAAGGACTATCTGGTGTATCAGGAGAAAGAAAAGGATTTGGTGGTAAGACATCTGAACCCTCAGAAGAAAAATTAATTCTACCTTCTGTATCTACTAAATTTCCTTGTGCATCAAAAACTATTGCCATTATCTTCTTCCGTCCGGTTGTGCGTCTAATCTTAGTGTGCCGTATCTCCAGGTTTCACCTGTACCATCGTTTTCTATTTTGATAGATACAAGTCTTCCTCTGGCTC